CACCCACACCCAAGAGCCAGCCAGCCAAGACCAAGAGCCACACCCACACCCAAGAGCCAGCCACAACGAGCCACAAGGCCACGAGCCGAGCTGGACGGGGTAGAGATATACATACATAGCCCCGAAGGCCTTGCCCTTGCCCTTGCCCTAATAGTATCTCAAAGAGCCGGCCGGCCAACTAGCCACACAATAGCTTGCTATTGTGTTCCTTTTATGATATACTTGATGATAGTAATATTTTAATATCAAAAGTTTTTATTTTTTTATATTTATAAGTTTTATATGGTAGATGATTATTTTTATATGTTTAATATAGGGAAGTAAAAGAAAAAGTTTTAGAACCCGAGAGGTTTTGGCCCCGGCCATAGGATTTATAAGCAAAATGGACCATGTAAACATGCAAACAAACACAGAAGATCCAGATACAGAGCTTGTTTCTGAAACGAGCCTTATTCCACAGGACGAAATGGATGTTGAAGAAGTTAAACACAAGGGTTCCATCTACGAGCCAAAGGCCGAAAGTACCACAAAAGAGTTATCTTTCGAAGATGCTGAAGATTTACCTAAATTTGATAAGAATGAGTTCTTGGAACCACGAAAGAAGTCCCCGGGAAGGCCGAGGAAGTACCCTGTCGTGGAAGGCCAACCGATAAAGGTGGTCAAGCGATCTGTAGCGAATACTGTTTCTAATTCTCGTGAACAGACAATCAAGAAAATCTACAAACATAAGGATAAGATTTTGGAAGCACAGATTGCTGGCGCTGTTGGTTTTTATTATGAAACCGCTGACGGGAAACATGTCTATCAGAAGAAGCCGGATCTCGGGACTGGCGAATATCTACTCAACCAGCTCATAGGAAAACCTAAAGAAAGTATTGAGGTTACAAGTGTTAGTTTAAAGATTGATTTTTAATAATGGCACATGAACAAAAATCACTTAAAGAGTTAGCCCACTTTACTGAAAAGCAGATGGAGGCTACAAAGGTGGCCGATGATCATAAATATACTCTCTTTGGAGGTTCGGCTGGTCCGGGCAAGAGTTATTGGTTGCGCTGGTACATGGTCAGGACTTTGATAAAGTGGGGAGGTGAATTTAAACTCACGGGCATCCGGGCGGCCATGTTTTGCGAGGACTACCCTACCCTTAAGGATCGTCAGATTTCAAAAATGGAAGTGGAGTTTCCAAAGTGGCTCGGAGAGATTAAGGACACCAAGACGGATGGCTTGGCTTTTTATATAAATAAGGATTTCGGAGGGCATGTGCTGATGTTGCGAAACTTAGATGATCCGTCTAAGTATTTGTCTTCGGAGTTTGCGATGATAGGAGTGGAGGAACTTACTCAAAACGAGGAAGAGAAGTTTCATCGTCTTCGTTCTCGTCTTCGCTGGACGGGTATTCCGCAACCGAAGTTTATCGGAGCTACAAACCCGGGAGGCAAAGGGCATGAGTGGGTGAAAAAGAGGTTCGTGGATCATATATTTCCACCACAAGAGGAGGAGGCTGATTTGTTTGCCTATGTGCCAGCGAAGCCAACGGATAATCCGCACCTAGCGGAGAGTTATATTTTGACATTGAAGTCCTTGCCGGAGAAAATGCGGAAGGCTTACCTCGATGGTAATTGGGATGTGTTCGAAGGGATGTATTTTACGGAATGGGACCCGGAGATACATGTCTGCGACCCGTTCGAAGTTCCGGACACTTGGCCAGTAGTTCGGGGCATCGACCCATCCGGTAGAGGGGGTACAACTTCATCACATACTTATGCTCTCTCGGAGGATGGAACTATGTATGTTACTCGGGAACATTATCAAAGTGGGTTGGATATTGACGAGCATGCGAGAAAAATACTTGCAATGTCAGAGGGAATGGATGTAAAATATACAGTAATAGATTCCGGTGCGTTTTCCAAGATGGGTTTGCCTGAATCTCAAGCAGAAGTTTTTGAAAGAAATGGAATTACTGATTTGATTTCTGCGGATAAAAAAAGAATTCATGGTTGGGATTCAGTTCATCACTATCTTCGCCCGGGTGAAAATGGGAAACCAAAGTTAGTTATTTTTAAAAATTGCGTGAACTTGATAAGGACGATACCTCTGGCGATGCATGACGAAAAGAATCCGGAAGATGTATCAAGTTTTTGGGAAGGTGCGGAACATTTAGATGCGTTGGATGAGATGAGATATGTTTTACAAACGATGAGAGATCAACAAGCACCGAGGAAGATGAATGTCGTTGAAAAAAGAATTCATGAAATGAAAAAAAGAGAAGAAAATTTTAATTATCATTACGCAAGACAATTTTAAATAAAATGGAAATAAAAAAATTAGATAAAGCAATAGAAGTTAAATCTTATCGTCCTACGGATGACGAAAAGATTTTGCAAACTTTTATTGCTAAGAGGCGTGACCAAATGCAGGATTTTCGTAGATCTCTTGGAATTGAGAAGGAATGGAAGGAGGCAGATATAGAATATGTTCCGCATGAATTGGAATTTGGAACACCACGGAAGAGGTTCGAAACGGACCAAGATACGGGGCTTCGTTCTCGCATGGTTCCGATAGGTGATCAAACACAGAATTGGCGATCTAACTCGTCTGCACCTACCTTATTGGTGAAAATCCAAACTGCGTTTTCTATAATGATTGACCAAAATCCGGAGGCGATGTTGACTGCGCTGAAGAGGCAGTATGAAGATACAACCCAACTCGCTTATTCTCTTTGGAAAAGAAATTGGGCGATCACGGATGGGAAGGAAGTTTTGAAGTTGGTGGTCTTTGATATGTTGAAGTATGGGTGGGGAGTTGGGCGAAGTTATCCAAGAAAAATAACTTACACCAAAGCAATTTTAACGGAATACGATTCTGAAAATCCGGAAAAGAATAAATATGAAACTAGGGAAATAACATGGTTCAATGATGTGACCCGTGAAAGATTAACTCCGTACAAAACTTGGATTGATGAACAAACAAAACCTTACGATGTTTATTCCATGAATGATTGTTATTACGAGGTTGATTTTTCTTATGATGCAGCGAAGGTAGAATTTGGACAATATAAAAATTGGGATTTAGTTAAACCAGATTCTAAAGTTGCGACAAGTGATGAACAGGTTCCAGCGACAACAGAAAATCAAGCACAACTTTCTGAAAGGAGTGATATTGTGACGATTGGATTTTATGAAAATCGTGCGAAAGATTTATTTACGATTTGGGTTCCTAAAGATAAAATAATTTTACATAAGTGTCCACTACCTAATGATGATGGAATGTTATCACTTTGGCAGGCTCCTTGGATTTTGCGAGGATCTGATTCTCCGTATGGTATTTCTGTGTGGAAAATTATTAGACAAGATAAAGAGCTTTATGACAAGATGATGAATATGACCTCCGATCAGCTCGTACTTTCTATCATGAAATTCGGGTTTCATACCGGTACTTCTGGTGTCTTGGGAGATGGAATCATCAACATAGTTCCGGGGCAATCTAAGCAGATTACCAACGGAAAGTTTGACTGGATGGAGATCCCCGGTCCCGGCCAAGAAGCATGGAAGGGTTTGGAGTATAAGTCCAACGAAATTGATAAGAACTCTGGTATTACTCCGACTATTGAGGGGGATGTGACCGGTAAAACATTGGGTGAAATCCAGCTTGCTCGAGAGGCGGCTTTGAAGAGATTGAAAGTTCCGCTAAACAACATCGCTTGGGCGATCGAACAGGATGCCTACCTTACTTTGTCTTGGATGAAGCAGGTTTATTCAACTCCAGAGGTGAAGGAGTTTGCGAATGATGCCGAAATTTTGAAATACGAACAGGAGATGGGGGTAAACCATGATGAGCTTTTTGAAAAGAAGGATGAAACCGGAGAGCAGGTTGGCCTTACAGCTACATTCTTGCCGGAGCTTTCACTTAATTTGGATATAGGTGATGATGGAAAATTAATGGAATCAGAAGAATCTAGGTTTTTCCAGATTGGAAAGGATATTACCACTAAACAGTTGAACTGGAAGGGGGTATTTAAGGTTATTCCACGATCGTTACTTGATACTTCGGAAACAATAATGAAGCAGACTAAGACTGAAATGGCTAATATGCTTATTCCTATGTTCCTCCAACCTCCAGAATTGGTGAAAAAAGCTGCGATGCAGTTAATTAAGATAAACGAGGAGGACCCACAGGACTGGCTACCGGATTCTTGGCTAATGCCACCAGCTCCAGAAGAAGAGCAAATAGATACGGAATCATTGTTTCTTGGACCGGAAGGAGAAGGAATGGAAGCTATGGATCCAGCGGCACATGAAGCGAAAGGGCAACATACAGTACAGAACAGGTCTGGAATGACAGCGCCAACAGCAACAAAGATGGTTCCCGGGGGCCAAGTGAGTAGCACCGGAATAAGTTTACCAGCTTCAGGACCGGGAAAGATGTTTAATCAAGGATAATATGGACCAATTAACAAAAGCAAAACTCAAAAGACTGGTTCAACACTCCGATTGGGAGGTAATTTATGCTTTTAAGAGCTTTTTAGTGGATCAATGGAACAAGGGTGAGGTAAAAGCTGACGATGAATTCAATACTCTCTGGAATCTGGCATTTTTAAAAGGGAAGATTGAAGGGGTCGAAGAATTTATTAACAGTATAGAGAAATTAGCTTTAGACGATGATAAAAAATAATGCACAGGCAGTTATAGAGGATGTTTTAGGAGGTGATGTTGTCACTTTTGATGTAAATTTTTCCGATGAACACAAGGATTGTGTTAAAATAACCATTGCTGGATATAGTTCAATAGTAAAATACACCGATCTGTTTTCCTTTATGTTTTCTATAGCTACAAAAGAGCAACAAGCTAAAATGATGCCCGTCCGGGAAGAGCTTGGCCATCAATACATGAAACAAATTCAGGTTAAACTTAAAAAAGACATGAAGGAAGGAGAAATGATGGTAGTAAATGTTCCAATAAATGTTCCACAAATAATCGAAGATAGTATATTATCAGCAAAGGAGTTATCAACACCTACTCCTTATTTAAAAGAATAGTATAATAAATATATGCCATTAAAAATACAAGAAAAAGTTCGAAGACTAGGGCGATCAATACCAATGGAGGCTAGACCACCTTCACCAAGAACTCAAATGCTTGGTAAAGCATTGAAAGCGAAAGTAAAACCAGCAGGTCCAACTGCTTTTCAAAAGTTTGCAATGAAGCCATCAGTAGGAAAAATACTTGATAGCGGTATTGCTAGAAAAGCTGCGATACCTCTTGGTAATGCAGTTATTAAGGGGGTTAAGAAAGCTGGTAGTATAGCGGCAAAACCTTTCAAGTGGGCCGGAGGTCAAATTGAAAAGGAAATGAAAATGGATAAAGCAAAAGATGATGAATACCGAAGACAGGGTGAAAATATGATGAAAGGTCGAGAAGAATATAAACCATCAGCAAGGAGGGGTCGGAGTACTTCTGATGGAAGAATGGTTTAAAAATTTATTAGTCTAAAATAATCTCGGATCTCCAACGAGTAAAACAGGGAGTAAAAATATTATGGAAGACACAATGGAAGAAGAAAAAGTTAGTTCAGTTTCAAGGGAAGAGTTTGATAGTTTAAAGGAAGAGGTTACATCTGGGTTTCGTGAAATAGTTGGTTTGATAAAAGCGAAGCCAGAAGAGAAAGTGAAGATGGAAGTAGAAGAAAAGAAAGTAGCCGAGGCAAGTTCAGATGTATTAGATGTAAATCCTAGATACCATGCCAAAGCACTAGAAGTTTTAGGAGAAAAGTTGGGTAGGACTTATGTGACTTATCCAAAAGGTGGAGGGACATTATTTACAATAGTTATTAATGAAAAGTTCTCTAATGCACCGAAGGATTACCTAGAACGATATAAAGAAGATAAGCGAACAGTTAATCTTGAAAGGGAAGAGTTTAGAGGAGAAGAGGGTGCAGAAAAATGGGCGAAGTTAGTATTACAAAATCTAAATCGAACATTAAGATAAAACAATGGTAACATCAACAAAAAAACAGAATAAGAAAAAAGTTGATGAACCAATTATTAGTAAATATTTTAAAATTATGTCAAAACAAATAGAAATAGGAATAGCAGAAAGAGTTCAATTAATAGGTTTGTTTAACAATGTCAAAGGTGACATTGAAACACTTCAAACAGTTTTAGAAGATGTTAAACAAGTTTCAATTTCAGAAGAAGAAAAAGCAGAAATAGGATTTAAGGAAGTTAAGGATGAAGAAGGAAATGTTGTTTCTTTTGCTTGGGAAAAAACTCCACAAAAGGAAGTTACCCTTCAAGAAAAGACAGTAGCCTTTGTTCTAAAATTCCTAGATGATAAAAGTAAAAAGGAGGAGTTTAGTGTGGCCGATGCTCCTCTTATGGAGATTTATAAGAAATTAAAATAAATCAATGGAAAATTGTAAAAATTGTTATGGAAAAGGATTAGTTGGAGCTGGGGATAAACCTTGGCTTCAGCAAGGTCCTTTACATACATGTAAGATGTGTGGAGGTAAAGGTGTTAAATTAGGTGAAGTAGTAAGTGAAGTTTCAGCAACTCCAGCACCAGAACCAGTAGAAGCAACCGGAACCGATGAAAGTTTTTTAGTAGGAGCTGGGGAAAGCTGGGACGAAGTTTCTTCAGCAGATAGTTAATCGTCTTTGACAAAATTATTAACAAACTACTACAAATTTGGGAGGAGCTGTGAAGCTCTTATCTGGAGGAAGTTTTATGTAGTAGTTTAACTTTCAACGGATAAGGGTTCGACAGCTTCTCTCAAGAGAAGCTGTTTTTAATTCTCGTTATCTCCAACGAGTAACAAAAGGGAGTAAAAAATTATGACAGACAGCAACAATGAAAACGAAACAGAAGTAAAAGAATTCACTCAAACAGTTAAAGTTGTTCCTACAAAGTACGAAGAACTGGTTGATGATGAAACGGAGAATGAAACTCCATCGTCTTCTTCTGACGAGGAAAATGATCCGGAACCTGAAGAAGAGGAAGCCGAGGAAGAATCTGAAGAGGAATCTGAAGAGGAAGCCGAGGAAGAATCTGAAGAGGAACCGGAAGCAGAGGCACTAAAACCAGAACCGAAACCAGTAGAAGGTGAAAGTCCTCGTGAACGGGCATTACGACTAGAAGTGGAACGAGTAAAAGGACTACTTCGAAAGGAACGCACAGATGAGCTGTTTGTCAAAAGACCATCAGCTTCTCAAATTGACGAGGAACTTAAAGAGTATGATCCAGAAGAGTTAAAGCGCTTTGAAAAGATAGCATCAAAAATGGGGTTCGCAAAGAAGGATGAAATACTCCATGAAAGCACCCAAGAAAAACTTAATGCTGAATTTGAATCATTTATCGATGCACACCCAGAGTATGCACCTGAAAATGATAAAGACGGACTTCTATGGAATCAACTCAAAAGTGAGTTCACTCTCTACAATCCACCTAAAGACCCAAAAACTTTAAGGAAGGTTTTAAATAAGGTTCATAATGATGTTTTCGGTGTCCAACCTGCTACAAACCTTAGTAAGATTAATGCCTCTCGGGAGAAGATTAAAGTCGCTTCTCACACGGGAGCATCAGCAGGAAAGGAAACTAAGACCAAAACACAATCCCCTTCCGGCCTTCGATTAGATGGTATGAAAGGATTTAGTGAAGAAGAAATAGCAGAACTTCTCGGCTGATATTAAATTTTTAAAAATAACATGGCAGGATTCAAACTCGTTAAAGAGAACACAGATCCTATCTATAAAAAACTTCGCATTGCGAGCCAAGCATACACTATTGGTGATTTAGGTATGTTGGATAGAACATCAGATTCAGTTGATGTTGTTCCAGCTACTTCTTCAACAACTACAACTGGTGTTTATGCTGTAGCTATGGAAACAGTTACTTCAAGTGCAACCGAAGCCCTATTTTGTTTGGTAAATCCAGAACAAGTATGGGAAGTAGATAGTACAAATAACTCAAGTGAAAGTCACAATTATCAACGAATGTTATTGACTGACAAAGATTCAGTTAATAATACCGGAACAGACAATACAACTAAAGAAGCTGTATTTATGCAAACCGGAACAGTGGGTGCTGTTTCTGCAAAGAAAATAGTCGGCAACATCCTTAAAGTAGCTAATGTTACCGCCTAATAAATAAGCGATAATATCCAAAATATATGTCAGCACCATTAAGTATCAATCAGGCAGCGGATCTAGTAGACTTGTCAATACAAAAAGTCTTCCAAAAGATGGCTGAACCTGAAAATGTTTATTCAAAGTATTTTAATGTACGATCAACAGAAGACTACTACGAGAAGGATTCATCTCTATCTGGTCTAACACAAGCGGATTTCGTTGATGAAAACGGAGTTATCTTTTCTGATACTCCAGTTCAAGGTTACAAGAAGACCTACACACAAAACATGGTAGGTATTATTGTTCCTTTTACCTTCCAAATGTGGAAATTCGGTATTAAAAAGAGGGACCTTACCAATGTCGCAAAGCAACTAAAGAACTCTATTGCGCAAGTAAAAGAGCAACTTTGTGCTGAAAGAATCGACAATGCATGGTCAACTTCTTACACTCACAATGGTCCATCTGGAAACAAAACTATGACTATCTCCGGTGGAGATGGCCTAGCTGCTGCTTCCAATGCACACACTCGTGAGGATGGAGGTTCAAACATGAACAACATCGTTTATGATGGTACAACTTATAACCTTCCTTTCGACTATGCTGGTGTTAAAGCCGCTATGCGAACCGCAGGTCTTATGGTTGACCCTCGTGGAAATCCTATGATTCCTAATCTTGACAGATTGGTAGTTAAAAAGAATTCTTCTAACCACTTCAAGGCTAAGGAAATTCTTAAGGCTATTAAAGATGGTAAGATCCCAGAATCTAACGATAACGATGGATCAGGAGTAGGAGCTTTCGAAATTGTAGCTGTTTCTTGGTTACAAAATTCCAATTACTGGTTTATGTTTGATTCAAGCATGAAGCAAGATGAATACGGATTCCAATTCGTAGAATCTCAAGCTGCAATGGTTGATCCAGTAAATGTTGTTTACAAGACAAAGGAAATTCAAACTTCCGCAACTACATTGTTTGACTTAGGTTTCAATGATGCAGCTCGTTCTTGGGTCTTCTCAAAAGCAGATTCAATAACTCCCTAGTTTATTAGCTTAATGATAAGGGTGGGAGAATAGAATAAGGAATTAGGTTAACACATGTTAACCTATAACCAATAATCCATACCCTGCCCTTATAAATATAATGTCAACAATAAATGGAAAGTCATATCAGGATCCACGAAATATAAACCTCAAAGGAGGCGCTCGTGGAACAGGACTGATTCGTTGGACACCTCCACAATCTGGGGTTCCAGCTCTTTGGTCTTCAAATCCATTTTCTTCAGACGATTATGGTCTTTACCTTAATGCTTCTGGACAACTCGTATTTTCCTCTTTAGGAACGGGTACAGTTCTGGGATCAGGCGGTGGAGGAGGTGGTGTTCCTACATGGGAACAAATCTTTGCATTGGATTCAACCTTTGCAAAAGCAACAACATGGACTATTGATAACTCGTCAGGTAATGCTGATGTACTTACTCTTACAAATTCTGGTGCTGGTTCTGGCGCTTGTATTCAAATTACAAATTCTGGGTCTGGTGCTGATATAGATGGTACAAGTAATACTTGGACTGTTTCAAAGACTGGTGTTGCTGCTTTTCTTTCAGTAGCTGCAGCAAATGTAACTGGTGCAGGTGCTGGTCTTACATTAAGTGATTCTGGAGCAAATGTAATTACTATTGGTGCAAATACTAATACGATTACAATGGCAAAGGCTACTACATTTAGTTCTAGTATAACAATGACAGATGGTTTAACTACTTTGATTTCAACATCAAATGTGGCAGCTAACTTACTTGTTACAAACAATACTATAACTACTTTTGGTGCGGCAGCAGCTTCTGCTGGTGTTGCGGTATTTCGTTCAACTTCTCTTACAACTGGATCTCTTTTGAGATTACAACTTACAGAAGGTACACTTACAACTGGTAATTACATCGATTGTTATGATGTAACTGGTGGTGGTTTAGTATTCGAAGTTGGCAAAACTGGTGCTGTAACTATCGGTGGAGTAGGTGCTTCAACTGTTTTTACAGTAAGTGCTGGTGATGCGGTATTATCTGATGGATCGCTTGTGATTACTGATGCTGATAACGCAGCTTCACTTTCAGTTACTAACGATACTGCAACTACAGCTAATGTGGTTGCTATAGCTGGTTCTGGAGTCTTTACTGGCTCTACAACTGGTTCATTTGTGACTATTACTCCTTCTGGTCTTACAACAGGTACAGCGGTATATCTAGTAGCGGCAGGTCTAACAACTGGTAAAGGACTTCATGCGGTAGGTAATGCACTTACTACTGGAGAACTGGTTCACTTGGAACACACTACATCTGTAATCGCTGATGGTGGATCAATACTTCGTATTTCTTCAACATCAATAGATACTGGTGGTGCAACAAATGGAACATTACTTGACCTATCTTCAACCTCACAGGTTGCTGGTAGTATGGTAAAACTCGTAGCCGGTGCTGTAACGACAGGTGTTCTAGTAGATCTTTCTTCAACAACTGGTCTTACTTCCGGTTCACTTATTCGTGCAACTTCTGCTACAGCAGGTGCAATTGCAACAAATGGTGCAATTTCATTTACTGCAACTGGAAACTTTACTTCAGCATCTAATGTTGGATTCTTAAGTGTTCAAGGAGATTCAACTACAGCTGGTACTATTGCTAATATATCTGGTAATGCCCTTACAACTGGTGTTGCCCTGTATGTAGATAATGGTACTTCTGGAATGACTTCTGGCTCACTTATAAGTGTAGCAGCGGGTGGTACAGGTACAGTTGCGACAAATGGTATCGTAAGCATTAAACATGCTGGTATCTATGGTTCAACTTCAAATGCTGGTCTTCTCGATGTTGGAGCTGATGCTACAACAGCTGGAACTGTGGTTCACTTCACAGCTTCTGCTGCTGGACAAGCGACAAATCAAATCTTGAATATCACACAGTCTGGAGTAACAACTGGTTACACAGGAAATGTTGTGCAAATTACTGCTTCTTCAACTACAGGTGCATCTAATGCTCTTGCGGTTATCGGAGTAAACACAACTGCTGGAAATGTAGTAAGTATCTCAAACAATGCCCTAACACTTGGTACTGGAACATTATTGAACCTTTCTCACACAACATCTGTGCTGGGTGCTGGTTCTTCAATGTTGCGTATCTCTTCTACAGGTATTGATACAGGTACAACTACCGGTGTTTTGCTTGATCTTAGTTCAACAGCTTCAACAGCTGCGACACAAGTTCTTGCAACATTCTCTGCTCTTACAACAGGAACAGGTGTATCTATTGCAACCGCAGCTCTTACAACTGGTACTGCTCTATTGATTAGTGCAGTCGAAGCTACTATCCAAACAACTGGGTACTACCTACGATGTTTCGATGGTGCAGCTAACGATTTCTCTATCAGTAAATATGGTGCAACTGTAATTGCTGGTAATGCGATCGGTACAGCAGCTCTAACTGTTACTGCTGGTGACTTTGTTCTTACTTCTGGTAATGCTTTCCTTGGTGGAAAGGTTATCTTCAATGGTACAGAAACAATCGTTGCTGGTGGAACATCAACAGCTCTTAGCTTAACTAAATCACTTCACTATATTGATGCTGATGCAGGTGGTGATACATTCACTCTTGCTGATGGTGTCAATGGTCAAGTGACAACAATCCTTCTTACATCTTCTACAGGTATAGCAACTATTACTCCAGCAAACCTTGCTGGTGGAACAAGTGTTACCCTCAATGCCGATGGAGATTCGGTTGTTCTACAATTTATGGACACAGAATGGTTCATACTTGGTGGAAACAGTTACGCAGTAGTTTAATTATTAACTTAATTGGCTTCTTGCTCTCCTCTTTCTTCGACCAGAGAGGGGAGCGACAAGAAGCTGAAATACAAAAATATGGGATACGATATACAAGCGGCAGAAGATTTGAGAAAAGCTGACATAAGTATTTCTACAAGTGGAGATAATACACTTATTGCAGCTCCGACAACAACAGGAAACTATCTTGCGATTGATTTTGTGAGTTTAGTTCCTACTACAGCGGTTTCAATTCAATTTAAAACCGGATCTACTAATTATGGAGGCGCTCTTCCATTAGATGCTAAACAAGCTCTTACTTGGGAAAATGCTATTCATAATGTAAGTGGGATTATTCGATGTGCGCCTAATGAAGCCTTTGTTATAAACTTGGATGGAAACATACAGGTAGGAGGTTTGATTAGATATAGAGAAGTCGGTAACTAAATTAATTATAAAATATATGTCAGATGTACAAAAAAAACTTAAAGTTGTAGAAGACATAGAATT